AGGATGCGACTGTGTTGGAGACGGATGCCAGTCAGAAGAATCCTGCTTCCGGGAGGATCACTACGAAGACTATGTAGACCCTGAAAGCGGAGAAGAGAAGAAGAAACTTCTTCACAAGGCTTATTGCGGTGGTCGAGCTAGGTATGCAACCGGATGGGTTCCTATGAGGGAGATTCAGAAGCTGTGGTTGAGATGGCGTCGCAACCATGAACGGTTTGAAGTTGAAGAGATGGGATCGCGACCCTCAAGCAAGGGATTCGTTATCAAGGACCGTCAGGCCTTTGCAAAGAGTCAACAGAACGTTGAACCACGCTCTCTGTATCTTCCGTTTGCCCCCGTCACGATTTGCGTCGACTGGGGAACTGGTGCCGCAGGTGTTGAAGTATGGCAAGAGCAGCCTGGGGACATGCATGTCCTACTGGAAGCAGACCTTGTTGAAGACAACACTCAGACTCAAATCTTTGGCGTCATCCTTGGATACTGGACGAAATACATCAACGAAGTGGTGGAGGTTCGTGCCGACATCGGTGGTGGAGGTAACTATCTAAACAAAGACCTTCGGGAATCGCACGCTCTGCTCGTGGAAGACGTGAACTTCGCAGAAGACAAGGAGGCGGCAGCCGCGGCGTGGAACACATACAACGAAGCGGGCACGACCGTCATCCCAACATGCTTCACTGAATTCATCGAACAGACTCAGAGATGGAAGCGTCGGAACGGTCGAATTCAGAAAGGAAATGACCACATGCCCGACACGGCGATCTGCTATTTCTCGAAGTTCATCGATCGTCTTGGCCTCAATGATGTTCGGATTGCACCACGTGCGGTTAGCACAAACTCGGAGATGCGAGATTCTTCGGATAGATTCACTAGTAGGGATGGAACGCCCGCGATGTCTTTTGGTCTTGGAATACGACCCTTGGTCAGAGGGATCGGACGAAGTTCTTCTCACAGGCCTGGGCAAAGATGACAACATGGTGTGGAAGAAGGAGTTCGTGAATGTCCGAAGTCACGCCGATTATTAGACTCTCTGATACCGAGGTTCAAGGGCGCGCCTTTGATCCTTCGGCTATCAAGGCGGGACGCTCAACGTCAGCAGTTGTAGCGCCCCCGAGCATGAACAGCCGGATCACCGGACTGTACAACGCCTACGCCCCGTTGGCGTACAACCTTCCTTTCGAAATTCTTGGATACATCGAGCTTCTTGCTCGATACAACCCGGACTACTCTCAAGCTGTCGAGAACATCAGAACGCTCGCCAACAGCGGACACGAATTGGTCGTCAAGGCAAGCTCTGATCTTCAAGAGCGTCGAATCAAGTCAATGCTCGAAGACAAGGCCCGTCTTATTCAGGAAAGTCATGGAGGCGTCGATGGCCTCATCGACAAACTTCTAAACCAAGCGGCAACCTACGGCGCAATGTGTGGCGAGTGGGTCACCAACGAGCAGTTGACCGAGGTTGTCGACTTTGTTGACATCAACCCCAAGGTTATTCGCTTCTACTGGGAAGAAGACCTTGACCGTTTCTGTCCTTACCAGAAGGTGAGCGGCGAACAGGCCAAAGAAGCCAAGAAGAACGGTCAGAAGGTTGTCAACGACTGCGTTAAGTTGAACGAGACTACTTTCCGATACTACGCCTTTGATGCGGCTCCGCAGTCTCCCTACGGAACCCCTCCGTTCCTTGCCGCTCTTGGCAATCTTGCCATGCAGCGCGACATGCAGCACAACATGGCTCAGATTGTCAAGAAGATTGGTCTTCTTGGAATCATCGACATGAAGATCAAGCCTCTAAACATCAAGCCTGGCGAGACTCAGGAGAACTACTACTCGCGCGCCAGTGCTTATCTTGAGCAGTACGGTGAAGCTGTTGAAGAGATGGTTAAGGAGGGTGGCATCGTCCACTATGACGACGCTGAGATTCAATCCTTCAATATTTCGGGAAATGCTGCCGGTGCGACCAACATCTTCAAGCAGAACGAGGAGCAGGTTTTCTCGGGTCTGAAGTCAATGCCTTCAGTTCAAGGTCGGTCGTACTCTACGACGGAGACTTACGCTGGTGTCGCTTACGACATCATTATCCGAAACACCTACAAGTATCAGCGTGCGGCTAAGAGGATGATTGAGTCCGGCTACTGGCTCATGGCTCAGATGGCTGGAATGTCTCCCTCTGGCATCTCGTTGCAGTTCAAGCCAAACAAGACTCTTCATCGTCTGCAAATTGCTCAGGCCGAGAAGTTGGAAATCATGAACGCCTGGTATCTGTGGCACCTTAAGGTGCTCGATCACCGGGGCTTCTCTCAGCGTCTTGGGTACGCCGAGCCGGTAGAAATCATCGAAGTTGCACCTGCGCCGCCTGAGGTTGCACGCAACGAAGCAGCCTCAACACAGGCTCGTGAAGACGGAACTGACGGTCGTGCAAACAACGATTCTGAAGTTTCCGACGATGAAGTGTAAATATAGGAGTTGACATGGGTAACACCAAAGACAAAAGCGAAGACAAGATTCCCGCACTTCCTGTCACCGATGAGCGTCTTGCTCGTATCGCAGCAGCGGAGAGAAAGACATTCAAAAGTGGTACCGGAACGGAGGTCAAGAAGTGAAGCGAATTAAGGAGCTTCAAGAGCGGGGTATCTCGCTCAAGGATGCACTTGAGAGTGATGCTGACCGCATCAAGAATCGCAAGGGAATTCAGAAGCGCGCCACGCTCGTAAAGGCTGGCGATGCTGATGGGATTTCTGAAGGTTCCGCCCACGCTCCCAACGAAGAGCAGTTGGCGAAGATCAACCAGTTCACCCGCCGCACTGTCGATGCCAGCGAAGTGGTCGCGTTCAAGACTTATTCGTGCAACGACATGCCAGACCGCGATGACGACCAGTTCGTCACCAATTGCGTGAGCGGTTTCGCTGGACTGGAAGGGCCTTTCTCTTCAGTTGGCAAGTCGTACATGGTCGGACACGACTACAGCAAGTTGGCTGTTGGTCGAATCTTCGATGTTGGCGTCGAGAAGATGAACGGTGTCACATTCCTCACAAACGAGGTTTACATTCCAAATACGGACGCCAATAAGTCGTTCATTGAAGGAATTGATTTCGGTGTGAACTGGGCCGTTTCTGTCGGTGTGATGCTGAGTGGAGACGAATGCTCGATTTGTGCCGCGCCGTTCTCTTCTTGGGGATGGTGGTGCGGTAACGGTCACGACAAGGGAGCTTCTTACGATCCCAAGTCGGACGCTACTGACGAATGGGGCTACCCATTGGCTATTGATCCCAAGAGCGCTGGCGCCGTCAAGTGCATTCGCAAGTTCCAAGAGGCGAAAGACTTCTACGAGCTTTCGCAAGTATTCCTTGGCGCTCAGTACGACGCTCAGATCGGTAAGGGTATTGCCAAGGCCGCTAGTGCTTTGAAGATTCCGATCCTTGGCCTTTCAACAGAAGAAGCAAAGAGCTTCGAAGTTGTTCATGAGCCGGACGCAGTTACCGAGGCTCGTAGCGTTTACAATGTCAAGACAAGTGACGACGGAAGCCTTCGTTGGAAAGATTCTGACAATCTGGTTTGGACTTTTAATCCAGATGCTCCCAATGATGGCATTATGTCTCTAGGCAAGTCGTCGGAAGACGAAAATCAGGAGGAAGATCATGCCGGGAATTCAGCAGGGAGTGGCGAAGAAGTCGTCACCGTCAGTGAAGATTCAGAGCCAGAGGTCATCGAAGGGCGGTCCGAAGGGACAGGGCTCGAAGTCGATCAGTCCGAAGCGGGCTCCGGGGAAGACGAGCGCAGCAACAGCCTCGATTCCGTCGAAGTAATCGCAGAACCAGAAACAGAAAGCGAGCAGGATATGGACAAGGCAGCCGTTATTCAGGCAGCCACCGTTGCGCGCCTTCCTCACACAGTCATCGAAAAGGCTGCTGGTGCGGAGGGGAACGGCCTTGTCGCTCTCCTAGCCGCTTCGGCAGAGGAAATCAAGGGACTTACTGCACGTGTTGAAGAGAGCGCCTCTAAGGCCGCTCTTGGTGACGTGTACATCAAGACCCTTCGCTCCGATGCGATTGACTGGTACACGAAGGCTCATGCCACCGGCAATGGTGGCGTCAACGTCGATATGTTGAACAAGATGCTTGATCGCCTTGGCGATGACGCTGAGTTGATCACGTCGATCATTGATGAGAACAAGGCATTGGCTCAGGCCAAGTTCCCCGAAGCAGTTCGGCGTTCTTCGTTCCCGACCAATCCCAATAGTCCTGATGTTCCTGAGTCTCTCAAGAGCGTCGAAGGCGACAGCGAAGTTACACGCTTTGCAAGTAAGTACCACGGCTAAGCCCCCGCTTGCCAGAAATAAGGAGAAAGAGATATGACTACCACTGCCGCAGGCGGGAAGATCACCGGGCTTCTTGCGCTCACTTGCGACGCCGCATCTGGTGTAACACTGGTCGTAGGTGACTGGGTTGAAATCACCGCTGCCTACACGGTCAACAAGCAGACCTCTGGTACCAAGCCTTTGCTTGGTGTTGTTACGGTCGGCAACGTGAAGCGTGTTGGTGGCGCTTACCCCGTCGCCAACCCAGGCGGTCAGGTGACTGTTGATGTTCCGGGCTTCATGGTCCGTACCGTCAAGAGCGCTGGCGCTGTTACGGTCGGTACTCGCGTCGGTATTGCTCAGGCTTCTCAGAAGCTTGCCGCATCCGGTGCCGGTGTCGCAAATATTGGAATCGCTCTGACGGCGGCTACGGCCATCGATCAGGACGTCGACGTTCTTGTCCAGGGCTTCTGAGCCTGGTTGACCAAGGAAAGGAAAGTTAGAATGACTACCAAGCACTTCAATGGTGTTGCGGTCAACCCGGATTTCAACGTCAAGGCCCTTCACGACGTCATGCAGCGCGAGCGGAAGACCTCTCGTCGCGACATCACGCTCAAGGGTTTCCTTGCCAGCGAGTTCGGCCCGGAGATGACCCCGGACCGCTTTTATCGGGAACTGGGTGTTGACCTTCAGGACATGACCGTCCAGAAGATGCTCAACACGTCGGAGCTTAACCGCTGGCTGTTCCCTGAGGTTACCCGCGACGCGATCCGTCAGGGTCTTGAGTACACGCCGTTCCACTCGCAGTTGGTCGCGGTTTCCGAAACCATCCCGAGCACGGGCATCACGATGCCCTTCATGGACCTCACCGGTATCAACCGGGCGGAAGTGAAGCTTCGTGACGTGAACGAAGGCGCAACCATCCCCGAGGGCGAAATCATCGCCTGGCGTGAGAAGCAAGTGAACATCAAGAAGAAGGCTCGTGGTCTGAAGCAGACATACGAGTCGATCATGTTCACCCCAATCGACCTTGCTGCTCTTTACTTCGAAGAGCTTGGCACACAGTTGGGTGCTGATCTGGACAAGGACTTGATCAACGTTGCAATCAACGGTGACCAGGCCGATGGTTCTGAGGCTGCTCCGGTCATGGGTATCACCACGGCCAACACCCTGACGTATGCTGACGTGGCACGTGCTTGGATTCGTTTCAAGCGCATTGGTCGTGACTCTTCGGTCATGCTCGCCACTGAGGCTGACGCCCTTACGATTCTGAACATGGATGCATTCCAGAAGACGCTTCCCGCCAATGGCGTGTCGCCTTCCGGTATCACGATCAACGTGAGCACGCCACTGCCCACGTCGCAGAGCATCTTCGTTCATGACTCGATGCCCGCTGGAAAGATTCTGCTCATCGACACCCGTCGTGCGTTCGCTCAGTTGACGGCTATGCCGCTTCTGATCGAGAGCGAGCGGATTGTTTCTCGTCAGATCGAGGGCGAGTACGTCTCCATCATCACGGGCTTCGCGAACATCTTCAAGGATGGTCGTATGGTTCTGGACACGACTTCAACGCTGGGTACCAACCCTGGCCCGACCGTCTACACGATCTGATCGGAAGGTAGAACAAAATGGCTGATCCTACGCACGTACGTCTGGCTGAGCGTCTTAACCGGGGCATCGTCGCTGATGTCTCCGGTGGCTCTGGCTGGTCTATCGCCGGTCTTGACGTCAAGCCGGTTCCTAGCGACAAAGACGACCATGTTGCTCGCGCTTT